CACCAAACCATTTCAGCATCAAAATATGCTTCAACTGCCATATCTAATCCACCATAACCAGTGCATAATGATCCAATTTTCATTTTGCTTCAATCAAAGCACAAGTATGGCAATCAACACCTAGGAATTGCCAACCACCACACTTGTCGCATCGTGTTATGTCACTGTCGGGTATATGTAAAGCCTCAGCTATATTTTTAACCCCAACACAGCCACAATCCATACACTGATAAGCCTTAAATCCATCGGGCGTATCTAGCTGCTCAAGCCATAAGAACTCGGTCTTACGTTTACAGCCATTACACTTAAATTGCGGATGCATGTGATAAAATCCCCTTTCTTATTGCCTGCAGTGGCACTGAGAACAAACCAAATACTGACCATCATGTAATAACCTGTCATCATTACACGATACACATATCTGCTTGCTCGGTTCTAGGCTTTCGTTATCATTTTCCATGCGTAATGTAAAGCCTGAACCGTTTAATACTTCAATGTATCCCATTTAATCACCCCCTTTATCTGGAAAAAACCAATTACCGCTAGCATCTTGCTTAGCCCAGACTGCATGTTCTTTAATACGATCTAGACATAGATAGCCGTAATAAGGCTTGCCATTAGTTTTGCTAACACCTGTAACTAAGTTATTACCTTTAGCACAGCATGCTGGTGGTGCTTTAGGTGGTGTAACTGTTGCAGCTTTAACCCAGTCCTCGTTACTTATAGGCAACGGCTCTGTGCGATCTACTGAGAATGTTTGTGGCACAGTTTGTAACTGCACCACCTTTTTCATCTCATCCCTTGTAGCTGTTTTATCTGTTGCTTTCAACAATGCTAGACATCTGCCATAACTGCTAGTAATCACATCTTCGGCAAAGAAGCGTTGCATGTGTTTGGGGTATTCGCTTTGTAAGCCACGTGCTACGTTCATAACCGCTGGGCTTGTATCGTTATTGTCTCTATAAACACCAGTGGTGGCTACAAATAATTCATCAATACGCTTACCATCTTTATCTTTAATGACTTCAATGTATTTATCTAATATGCGCATAGAGCCCATAGGATAGTTACCCTGAAACCATTTATTTAATGTGGCACAATCCTCATAATTGCTCAGATCAATGGCCATCATCTACTCCAAAATCATTCTCGTATTGGTCGTGCAACTCTGAATATATTGCTGCGTAACCAATGATGTCTTTAACACTATCTTTGTGATTTGGAGTTTCTGAGAGCCTTGAGACTTTGACAAGCAGTTGCATGAGGCTAACTTGCATAGGCGATATGTAACTTCCATAGTAAGCAGACCACAATTCGCTGATCCGCTCGTGATTGCTTCGACTGCTTCCGTAAATCGATCCTCTTTGACTAAGGATTTGGGCGCATTCATCTAGCAGTTCAGTTCTGCTTGTCATAGTCAAATACAGATTGTGATTTTAACTTGCGGACTTTTTCATAATGTTCATTAGCTGCTCGCCAACCAGCTGCTCTGCCTGACCAAAAACCACGATCAAATGCTTGGTCAATTATCTTTGTTATTGCCCACCAGCCAATTACTAAGCCCAGCATGGCATAAAGCCATAACCATAAGGTTGTTGTTTCTATCATTTTGTAGCCCACTCCCGTATTACTTTAGGCATTGCGACAGGATCTCTGTCATCGATTACTTTATATGTTGCTCCTGACGGATGTATTGATGGTGCAGCAGCAACATAACCTTTCCATTTGATGTCAATTCCATCAGTTAATTTACCCTTAAATACATCAGACTTATCAGCTGTGTAATAAAGGTGTAAGCCATCACCAGTCTGGACTGTGTAAGTAGGCACAAACTCAGGTAGTAACTCGCCTCCGTTGCGGTAATCAATATCAAAGACAATTAAACCTGATTGGTAACAGGCTATGCCAATGTTGATTTTGTCATCATAATCAAACCAAAAGTTAATAAGCTCTTGGTCGGTTGTAGCTGATAAATAAGCCCTTTGACATAGATCAAAGTGTGGATCTTTTTTGTTTGGCAATAAAGGCAATACAGCCCAACCTTTATGTGCATACTCTAAAGCAGCTTGTCGGCTGCCTATATCTAGTAACATGTCGCTCCCTACATATCCACAGTATCTCTGTGAATACATAAAGTTTGACCTAAATCAAGTTAATTATCTACGGGTGTGTCGGCGTGTTGTATAACGATTAGATAACGCTAATATCCTCAAGATCATCGATATGGTCATCAATCGTGCGGTGCTTATAGTCTGTTTCAAGCCCCATAAGTCCTTCGGTTATAGGTAAATGACCCATCTTGATTAACAGGTATCAGCTCTACTTGATGCCCTTTCTTGCCAAATGACATAACTACAAATCCCATATTCCAATCGGCTGAGTTATATTTAAGATATCCAGCCTGTCGCATGTCCATCAAGTGTCCTGCCTCAATGCCCCAAATCGTTGAATAACGCCCGTTTAAGCCAGTTGTATGCCTTACAGCACCCTGCCTATGGGAATGCCCACAAACTACGCTCCCAGCCCACTTCTTAGCCAAATTAAGGGCAGTTATACCAGCGTGCTTAGACATATTGCCTTCATCGCCATGTGCTAGGTAAAAACCTTTTTCAAACTCATAAGCCTTTCGATGGTATTTAATGCCTAGACTTGCAAAATCCATAAACTTGTCATAAGCCAATTCAGGTAAGCCAATAAGAGATGGTGCGCCTTTAAGCAATGTTGTGTATAAGCGATCTGTGTGATTGCTGCGAATGATGTCTGTCGTGCCTAAGTCGTAAAGTATGTCCTGAGCTTGTGATCTTTCCTCATCTAGCGTTTCTGCAAATTCTAATTTAGTGCCCTTTGCCCAACGGCTTTGTGACCCCATATCCATTTCATCGCCACAATTTAATACAAAATCAAACTTCTCATGCTTTGCCATTTTAATTAAGGATTTCACAGCTGCAACATTATGCAGAGGAATTTGCAAATCTGGCACAACCAGATATCTGCGGTTTGGCTTAATCATCATCCTGATCGTCAGTTGGATCTATGGAAGGAATAATTCCTCCATCGCCTACGACCCAATCAGGGAAAGTCTTATGCTCAGTCATTAACCAGAATGCGTGCTCTGGTGTAAATCCTGCTTTACGAGCTGCTTTGTAACATTCGTGCAACGCAATGTAATGCGCATCAATTTTTGATGGATCAGGAGTGTGGCGAACTACGCGCCTATTGATCTTAGTCCGTTTAGTGGTTTTGCGTGTGTTCGCCATAAATAAATTATCGCTTACTAATTAACATAAACAGATCATCAACACGCGCTTCTAATCTGTTCAACTGATCCTTCATGCTCGAGCCACCATTTGGCTTAAGTTCTTGCAGGTAGGATTTAATAACCCAGCGCAGACCCACTAACAAACTTGTTAATACCGCGCATACGCCAACGGATATACCAACCCACTCTTGTGCGGTCATTTAGCATTAACGCCATAATCTACTTCTTTACCGGAACTTGGATCAATTGCTTTAGCCAATGGTGCAACTAACGCACCAAGTAATACTGCAAACTCTGGTCGAATGTCAGCAACTATTGCCAATGCAACAGTTAGACCACTTGCACCCACAGCTCTTAGATATGACTTGATTGCTGCTTTGTGTTTGTTTGATAGTTTCATTTTGCTCCTATGGTCGGGCAACAGCCATTACCAATGAGTAACTTCTGCGCTTTAGATATACGCCATCACCATTGGATTGACTGCCACTTTTATCTGCTGATGTATTGCCTTCGATAACCTGTAAATACTTTAGAGCTGTATTGTTAAATTTGATTATGCCAACATGATCAGGCTCAGCATCTTTGTCAAATTGAAAGAATGCAATATCGCCAGCTTTAGCCTGACCAACTGGGATCAACTTATTTGTTTCTGCAAAGAATTTAAGACCATGAGCACAGCTTGCAAATCCTTTTTTGGATTGGGATCTGACCTTGCCACCTAGTCCTGCTTTGTCATAGCACCAAGATACAAATATGGCACACCAAGGCTGATTGTTTAGTTCATACCAATCGCCATACTTTGTGTCATTTATACCTGTTTCGGTATAACCAATTTCTGCTTTAGCAATCTCAATTAAACTTGGCATGATTAGCCAAGTATCGTTTTGAGTTCATCAGCAGTTAAACCAATGCGATCAAGTAATGCTGTTTTAGCAATTTCTTTTGCATCGGCTTCGGCTTGTGCTGCTGCTAATACAATTTGATTTGCTTTTTGCAATTTTTCAATTTCTTTTATTTCAGTTGCAGTTAATGAAATTTCTTTGATTTCACCAGTTGCAGTATCGTGTTCTATTTTAAACATATCATCCTCCCCATAAAATATAAGTTCCAGCGGTAAATGTATAACTGGAAGTTGTAAAAAATTGTATTGATGAAACTGCTGCTGCTTCTATAAACATACCTGATGCTGATGTAAATCGTTCGTTTGAAGCTCTCTCATAAGCAGTTAACCAATTCAAATTTGTAAAACCTACTTTTTTACAATTTGTTAATGTAATAAAAGTATTAACTCCTGATGGATTATCTCTTACGGCAGCTGATTGAGTAACTGCAAAACTAGTAGCACCTGACGATGCTGTATATGATGATGCCGCAGGATCTATTCCATAAGCCAAAAAATTATAACTAGCACTTGAACTGCTATTTATTCTCAATCTTACTATTTCATCAGCAGTTGCCCATTTAAATCCACTAATTTGCAAAACTAAAGTATCGTAAGATGTTAAACTTGTTAAACTTAGACTTGTGCCAGAAGTTAATGAACCAGTAGCAATTTGAGCAAGTGTTAAACCACCGCCAGCAGCAGCCCATTTAAGTCCAGTTGCTTGCGCGCTATCGGCAGTAAGAACTGTGTCGTTAGCACCAACGGCTAACCTAGACACAGCATCAGCAGCTGTTGCTGCAATGATGTCGCCTTTAGCATCAACAATAGTTTTAACAATTGGAAGCAATGAATTGTTGTAAGTTGTTGTGTCAATTGCAGTTCCTAGTGAGCGGATCGCTGATGCGCCATCCTTGACTAAAGCGGTGTCATCTGGAGTGCTCCAGCTGTAATTGGTAGTGGTTGCCATATTATCCTTTATCTCAGGCTACGATTGTAGCGTATTCCCATGTCAATGTTGGATCTATTGTTTGCCATGTTTCAACTATTGGTGTGGTATTCCAACGCATCGCCACTTGGCTATAAGCCACAGGCGACAAGTTAATTGTCAGGAATAATTCGTTGAACCTAGTGCTCCATGACCAGCCTTCAACATAGCCTTCAAACTCACCGCCTGAAATCTGTGCCGGTAGGTTTTGCAGGTTAAGCGGTTGCCCCATGAATACACCAAGCAGATTATCCCGATCACTATTGTCAATTTCTGGATTTGTAATTGGGAAGGTAATGCTCTGGAATGCTGGCAATGGGAAGGCTCTTTGAGCAATATATCGATCAGCCACAGCTTGAGCATCGGTAGCATCATGCAGCACCGAGTTAATGCTTTCGGCTTTGTAGCCATAAGTTGCAATTGATGTTGCAGATGTAGCTGTTTCCTGTGAGCCAAAGTTGTTGCCATAATTGATAACAACATCATTGCGAATATCACCTGATCTAGTAATTGTGCTTAGTCCTTGACCTAATGCATGATTGGCATCAAGATCAACATACCCGTTAGTCAATAGATAGTTCTGCCTGTGATCTGCATCGGCATATCCGATATTGCCTTCATTGTCCTCATACAAATATCCAAATGCTGAGTTTGCAATAAGGCTAGCAATGTTGTAAATAGTATCTGCTTCGGCTGCTCTGTTTTCCATTGTGTATAAACCCGGAGTGTCAATTTCGCCAAGTCCTAGATTTAGCGCATCAGCCCATGTTTCAGTTGCATCATAACCTGACCAAGTTGTAGCTGCTGGGACATCATTCCAAGTGCCAAGTAATACGCTAGACAATAGGTCATAAATCTGATTGCCATCCTCATCCTGTGAGATTGTGCCTAAATATAATTCTTTTGCTAACTTAACAAGTGATCCCATTGCAAGAACTGAGTATTGGATAACAGTTCCAATTGATCCAGTTGCGCCAACGCTAACTGTAATATCAGTTATGTCGCCACCAAAGATATTGACATAAGCAGCTGATGTGTCCTTGACTTGCAGACTTAAACTGTCATTAATATCAAATGGCAATGTTTGACCAGTAAGTGCCACAAATGTAATCTGTAAATAAGATGGATTTGGTTGCTGGTAAATATCTGTTCGACCAGCCTGATGCTGAATATCGCTTATTGCAATGTCTGTGTAATCAACACCTGCAACTGTAAGTTTCCAATCCGGTGACCAAGCGGTCATTATCTACCTACTGTTCCGCCGACTAATAATCCTGCTGATCTTGCTGCGCTTTGATTAAGCACACCTGCCACAGCTCTTGCTGCACCTTCGCCATCAATAGCATTAACTGTAATGTTTGTAACTCCACCGCCTGTTGTGTAACCGCCATTTGGTCGAGGTGCATTAGAAACCATTGGTAAATCTCCTCCACCTGCTAATTGAGATAATCCATAAGTAGCAGCAATGCCAGCAAGTGCAGCAGCGGCAAGACCAACAGATGTTCCTCCAGTTGCAAATGCTGTGGCAATAGCAGCACCAGCAGCAGCAGTTCGCAGGGCTTTCATTGCGGTAACTAAAGTCATAATTGCACTTACAAATGCAACAATTTTGTTAGCAACAAACACAGTAGCAATAATCCCACCAAGAACTAATAGTTCATCTTTGATGCTAATGACAAATTTAATAACATCTATAAGTGTTTGTCCAAAATTGTATGCACCCTCAGTTGCAGCGGTAATGCCAGCGGTAACACTATCATCTCCAGTTAAACCAGCTGCTAAGGCTTGAACATTCGGAACAACTGTTTCAAGTAAAAAATCTGCAAGTTCTTTAACAATAGGTAATAAAGCAGTTCCAATTTTTTCTTTTGTTTCATCAAGAGCAATAGTTAATTGCTTAAACTTAAACTCAGCATTAGTTGCCTCATTGTCGATAAACCCAGTATATGTTCCTTTTAATTGCTGCATGATTTGATCATGCGACATTGTCTTTAATGTTGCAGCATCAATACCTAAACCCAGTTTGCCAAGAGCAGTATTTTGCCCATCAAAACTTTTACCTAAAGCATTTGCGACTGTTTCAAGTGGCTTGCCAGTTGCCGTAGAAATTTCTTGCGCTAAAGATAGTAATTCTTGTGCTTTAGTAACATCAGAAGTTGATCGAACCAATCTTGCAAAAGCAGGTCTTAAAACATCATCGGTAGTTGCAGTTGCAATTGATTGCTTAGATATGTAATCATCTAAACCAGCAATTTGCTCCTCAGTTGCTTTAGTGTTAGATCGAATAGTTTGCTCAAGAGATTTGCGAGATTTCTCATCCTCTGCTGCTGCTTTGACTGCTGATATACCAAAAGCAACGGCTGCTGCCCCAACAGCTGCAAAAGCCAATGCTGCTTTCTTGCCAAAGTCTGATATTTGATCTGCTGATTTATTTACAACCTTTTCAGCATCATTTAACCCTTTTTTAAGATTATCAATATCGGCTGCTAAAGCAAGCGTTAAGGTTCTACTTGCCACTATCAAACTCATTTCTAATTGCCAAAATTATTTCTTCAAATTCTTTAATAATTGTTGGTTGTAAATGTCTAATGGTTGGATAAATAAACCAACCTCTTGAACCTGGACCTTTAGGCATCGGTCCAGACCATCTTGGAAATTGTGGATATTTGTTTGAACCAAATTCTGCTGCTGCGCCAATACCTGTTCGATTACGTTTAGCATCGTTGCGAGTGTTAAATTGAGTTGTTGCACCGCCTGAGAATTTCTGTTCAGCAAATCCAAAAGATATCTCGCCAAGTAATGATGACTTTTTTACTTTACCACCTTGAGCAACACGATCTGCAACCTTGCCACGAGATGAAGCAATACTTCTAATTTCATTTAATTCTCTTTGAGCAAGTTCGCCAACTCTGCGCTTGGTTTCCTCAACAGCAATATCACTCATTGTTCTCATAACTTTAGCAAATTGCATGAGTTCTTTTTTATCATAAACTATTAGAGGTTCAGTGCTAGTTGCCATTCCGTTCCTCCAATATCTCGATCGCTGTTAAAATATCATCGCCATCAACCCATTCGCTTATTGGTATTTGTGTGGCAATTGCCAACTGAACCAATAGTCTGCTTAGGCTTCCGACTGGATGGCTTTTGGGTTTGCATCACCGACTTGAATGTCTGCAACAGTTTCCATCCATACTTCAAAAGGTTTAACAGGTTTTCCAGCAGCTTCACGCTTATGAGCGTTATATGCTAAAAACATTAAATCCCACATCCCGATCTTTTCGGATGCTTGACTAATAATGTTTCCTGTTTGCTTTTCCCATTTTGCAAACTCAGGCGGTTGGGCTGTAAATGTTGCTTGCTCGCCTGAGTTGTATTCGATATTTATTTGTAGTTTCATTTTGCTCCCGTTTCTATTTCTTAACTAAATGTTTCGACTACTGCTCCACCTGAAACTGTAAAAGTGAAATCAACAGTTTGCGCATCAACTCCTGCGCCTCCGGCTGTTGGAAATTCAGGCTTTACTGGGAACACAAATTGCGCTCCTGTTGCAGCTGTAAGTGTAATTGAAATATCTGTGTCTGGTGCGCTCTCGGCTGCTGTCCATAAAGCCTCACAAACAGAACTTGCCTTGCCCCAATCAGCTAGCATAGACAAAGCAAATGATCCGCTAATATTGGTCGTTTTGTAAGCTGTGCCATCAAGTGTCTCGTATGCCTGACGCTCATTGACTTTTGTTAATACTGCGCTAGTCGCTTGCGCTTCGATGTCTGTTCCACCTGTGAAAGACAACGAAATATCGCGACCGGTGATTACTGTGGTTGCCATTATTTCTCCTTAGACTGTGCGTGTGTAGTAGGTAGATACTCGAACATCTGCAATAAGCAAAGTCGATGCTCCGACTGTGGTGACTGTTGGTCTTTCGACCGAGCTGACAATATATCCTGCTGGAATTACTGCCAGAACACTTATTATTAATTGCTCGATGTTATCGAGTGATGCAGGATTGCTATTGTAAGCAACCGCAACTGTGATAGTCATGTTAATTTTAGCGCGAATGTTTGATTTGCTTATTGTTTCAAATTCAAGATACGGGCTATCTGGAACGCACACAATTGCAGGAGGAATTATAGACTCTGGAACGAATGCGTAGACATTTCCTGCAACGCTAGATAATGCGCTTGCTAAAGGCGTGCGGATCTGTTCTAAGATTGTTTCATTAGGCATTTATTGACACATGCCTTCGGGATCAATGTAACTACCCAATAATCCTACGCACTTATTGAATAAACTTCTACCCATGCGAAACGGAGTTGCAGTAAAATCTACTCCTTCAATTTGTCCGCCTCCGGCAAGTCTTGCTTGAAAGACTTCGACTGAAACTGTGTAACAGGCTGATTGAACAGCTGCATTTCCAACATAAGTTGATCCACCAGATAAGGCAGCAACTCCGGATGGGATGACATTAGCTTGGAGTATATCGGCATTAGTGATCGATTGCGAAAAGGTATATTGTCCAAGATTATCTGCCAAGACTGCTCTTGTTCCGTTGTAAGGTGATCCGCATCCTGTGATGACAACTGACTGTCCTTCCGTAAATTCATGTATTCCCAATGTCGTAAATGTAGCAACATTGTCTGACAATACAGTTGCCTGAATTGGTGCTTTGAATGTAACAAGCATTGGCAGAATAACTGTTTCAGCGGTGTCAATAATTTGATTTAGGTAAGCATCAGAATACAAGGCAGATGACACACCAAGCACAGAGCGCAATTCGCTTGCGGTAATTATGGTTGGCATGTCATCTCCTTTAGTTCTCCCATTATAAGCTGCCTACCAGCGGGAGCACCGGTAGGCATTAAGTATTGCTTAGTTAATTAAGCAACCATCCATCGGTAAGCACCAGCACCAACTTTGGTGGCAAGTGCGCCGTAACCATAGTAAGAAACCTCGATCTGTCCGTTCAACGCAACATTGGTTTGTAGGCGAATGCGTGGGCTCTCATACCATGTGTAGCTGTCTGGATTGATAACCATGATTGTGTTATCGCCAGTTCCGGATAATTGACGATCAACGCGGAAGTTTAGACCAAGCAAGTTTCCAAGCAGTCTGTTTGAAACAAGATCTCCACCTTGATTGAAGTTACCAATTAAGTTTTGATAAATTGGGCGACCACCATCAGCTAGATTTTGAATTGCTCCCCATTGTGCAGGTGATGCAACAATGTTTTGAGCTGTGCCAAGTGTGTTTGAGTAAATTGAAACACCTGCATCTGAAATAAAGTCAAGCAAACCAGCGGCATCAAGAGTGCGGTTTCCGCCATCTGTTCCACCTGTTGCAAGACCATTCAATACTGCATTATCGGTTGCAGCTGCGTAAGCATATTCCATTTGACGAACTAATTCATCAAAGAATGCTGGTGATGAGCGATCAAGAAGTTCAACTGAGAATGTTTGTCCTCCAGCATATTTCTTAACATCAACTGATATAAATGAATTTGTCATTCCTGTTTCAATGATTGCATCCGCTTCAGTCTCAACCTGAACTACTGGAACAGCTGTGATTTTAGGAATTTCGAATGTCATTCCTGCATCTGGTAATACTCCACGAGAAATGCTATCTACTGCTGCGCGATCTGCATTTGAAAGTGGGTTGATGATCTCTGTCAATTGACGAGTTGGGATAAGACCAGCGTTGTTGCCTGTTGTGTCATCTGCTGCACGAACATATAACTTGCTGTCATCATTTCCTAGTGCTGCACGAACTGAGTGCTCTAGGTATGTTGCCTTGCTGATAATTGGTGAGCGTGGCTTTGTGTAAGCAACTGGTTGAGTTGCCATAACAGCCACAGGCTCAGTTTTTGCAGCTTCTACCGCTTCGGTTGCGATAGGAGCATCTGAAGTTGTGTCAGACACTTTGTCCTCCTGTGTTGTTGTATCCTCAGCGGTTGCTTCGGAATTCTCTGCTGGTGTTTCGGTTGCTGCGACATCTGCAACTCTTGCGCTTTCAATTGCAGGATCAGTTACTAAACTGACCTCAATTAACTTGGCTGCGGTGATTGACATAACACCATCTTTATTTTTCCAATCATCAACCATTACGCCAACACTAAATCCATCTCTTAAACCTTCGGCTGCTTCAAGCAAACTGTCATCACCAGCAATTGTTCCGGCAATCTTAAATGTTGCTTCAATGCCGTTATTGTCAGCTGTTATATCCATCATTTTGCCAATTGGTCGAGTGCGATCATGTTCTAGCAATAATTTAACAGGCTTTGAGAAATCAATTGAACCTTTCTCAAATACAGTTGCTCCAGCGGATGTATTGCCACGCTCGCCCCATGTAACAATTGTTCCTGAGATTGTGCGCTTACGGCTATCAGCTGCGGTTAGTGTTACTGGGAAATTGATCTTCATCGGATCAAGTCCTCCTCCTCTTGTATCTGCTCAACGCTCATTGCGCCAATGCGGTTTAGGATTTCATAAACTTGAGCACGCTCTAATGCTGAACCTCTCAAGAAATCATCTATGTCAAATCTAACTTCAACACCATTTGGCACAAAATCAGCGGCACTTAATCTTTGCTCTATCGGCGTAAGGATATTTCTCAAACTGAAATCGATAAGCGCTTTGCGTTCCATAACAGTCGTGCTGTATGTCATGCTTGTTGTTTCAGCAGATAAGAAACTTGCCGGAATGCCAACTGCTCTTGCAATTTCTGTTGCTAGGTATTGGCGTGCTTCATTTAGTTGTAATTTTTGTGGATCAAAACCTAATGCTGTTAATTCAACATCAGCATTTAGGAATGCAGTTGCTCTTGTGTTTCTAGCAACTTTCCAGCTCTCAAGCAATTTTGTAATTCGCTCAGGAGCAAGATTTGTTCCATTTGATTTTAATACCATTGTGGGAACTGGTTCTTTAGCGTATAATTCCGCTGCCTTTTCTAATTCTTGAGCAGCTCTAATTGTGCGACCTGCGCGATTTAATACACCTTCATCTAAACCTGAGAATACAATTATTGAGCCATTTCCGCTTTGTGGAATAAATAATCCATCAATTAAGTATGCGGTGATTTCAGTTTGCAATGCGTTAGTGTTATATGTTACGCGATCTGGTGAAACTCTTGTCCATGCACGAATGCGACTGCCATCTGTTGATGAGTAGCTGTCTAAGACAACTCCATACGCCACGCCTCTAAATAATAAATCCTCTGCTAACCATGCATAAATTGCTGATCCTGCAATTCTTGGATCTGGTTGCATAATTGATCGTGGTGGTCGTAAATGTTCTTTTGTAAAATGATTGTAACTTTCAATTGGCAACGAACCAATTGTTGAACAAATTATGTTTCTTGCTCTAGCAGCTGATGGAACTGACATCGCTTGTTCGCGTGTTGCAGTTTGTGCGCCATAAAATAATCCACCAACAGCTTGTTGTAAATTGTAAGGTGTGTTTGCAGCAGCAACATCTGTTTGAATTGTTGGTGTCTGATTTGTCAGAAATCTATCAAATAATCCCATTAGCACATAATATACCATAAAGTCTAGTTTAGGCGATTTGTATGTCTATTTCCGTTTCAGGTTGTGTCGCGAAATAAGTAACTAAACTGCTTGCCACACTTGCACAAACGGCGACCCTGCTGGCTCTCCTTCCTATAATCCAACTTCCATCACCATAAGGTAATTTGGCAGCTGATAATGTTTGTTGTGTCAATTCCTCTTGACCTGAATGCTGCAATCTGTGTGAGTTAATTGCTCCTAGCCATCGATCACAACTTTCGGCGTATATTGCCCCATCCATGTCAGTTACTTGGATACCGGCTGAACTTAGACGGCTGGCAACTGCTTGGCTTGTTCTTTTGCTGTAAGCCACAGTTTGCGTGTTGTATTTCCTGACATAAGGTGCAATATCGTTTGCAACTGCTAAATCGTTTAAACTGTAATCATTTGACCAAGTGTGAAGCAATTGAATATAAAATCTTTCACCCGATAATCGTTGGGCGCAAACTAACGCTCCAAATTTACGATCCGGCGACAAATCAAGTCCAAGCCAAGTAGGTTGCTCTGGATCTAGCGGTATTGGCTCAATCTGACACAAAGCCCATTTGTTTGCATCTATTGCAGCATTAATTGTAT